CCTACCTCGGAAGAATACGCAGGCCGTTCGCGAGCCCCCCCTACAAAAGCACGGCGATAAGTAATCTACGCGCACGCGCGGACAGACGGCAAAAATCACGCGAAAAGGAGGCGGTTTTTGTGGCGAACAGGAAGGAAAAGACAAAGGAACAGCGTATCCGCGCCGAAAAGACCAGACTCCGGAGGATCTACAAGCTTCTGCCGAAGGAAGCGGCAGGGACTGTCGCAGGCCTCATCGATCAGGCGGCATTTATGCGCATCGAGTGCGAGGACATGGCGGACGACCTGCGGGAAAACGGCTGGACGGAGAAATTCCAGCAGTCGGAGCGGCTCGAGCCCTATGACCGCGCCCGGCCGATTGGGCAGGCGTACAACTCCACGAACGCGAACTACCAGAAGATCGTCAAGCAGCTCACGGCGCTCCTGCCGAAGCCGGACACCGCGCAGAAGCAGGAGGACGACGGCTTTGCAAGCTTTGTCCGGGAGCGTGACGAGGAATGAAACTCACGCGCTACCCGGAGACCTACAACCCCATCCTCGAGTATTGGGACGCGATCCAGTCGGGCCGCGAGACTGTCAGCCTGAAAGTGCAGAAGACCTACCGGCACGTGGTGGAGCAGCTGGAAAACACAGATTCCGAGTTTTACTACTCGCCGCGCCGCGCCAACCACGTCCTCGAGTTTTTTGAGAACTACTGCCACCACTCCAAAGGCAAGGCGGGCGGCCAGCTCGTCCGGCTGGAGCTATGGGAAAAAGCACTGCTGGCGACTGTCTTCGGGTTTATCGACATCGAGGGCAACCGCCAGTACCGTGAAGCCATCCTCATTGTCGGCAAGAAAAACGGAAAATCGCTGCTGGCCTCCGGCGTCGGCTTGTATTTACAGCTGGCGGATGGCGAAGCGGGGCCGGAGGTCTATGCCGTTGCCACCAAGCGAGACCAGGCGAAGATCATCTGGCAGGAAGCAAAGAGGATGGTCAAGAAGTCCCCGGCGCTCTGCCGCCGGATGCGCAGCCTGGTCGCTGAGCTGGACAGCGATTTTAACGACGGCGTTTTCAAGCCGCTGGCCTCTGACAGTGACACCCTCGACGGCCTCAACATCCACGGGGCCATGATGGATGAGATCCACCAGTGGAAGAGCGGGCGCGCCCTGTATGATATCATCGCAGACGGCGTGACGGCCCGTGAGCAGCCGCTGATCTTTATCACTTCCACCGCGGGCACCATCCGCGAGGACATCTACGACGAGAAATACGAAGAAGCCGAGCGCATCATCAACGGCTACGAAGATCCGGACGGGTACCACGACCCGCGCCGGATCGCGTTTATTTACGAGCTCGACAAGCGCAGCGAGTGGACGGACCCGGACTGCTGGAAAAAGGCAAATCCGGGCCTCGGGACGATCAAGTCCTACACGGCCCTCAAAGAGCGGGTCGAGCGGGCGGAGAAAAACCCGGCTCTCGTCCGAAACCTCGTCTGCAAGGATTTCAACATCCGCGAGACCTCCAGCGAAGCCTGGCTCAACTTTGAGCAGCTGGACAACCGCGACACCTTCCAGCTCGACAGGGAAAACCGCCGCCTGATCTGGCAGCATTACATGGCGGACGGGAATGTGCAGGAGCGCGTCCTGTCCTACCCGCGCTACGGCATCGGCGGCGCGGATCTGTCCAAGACCACCGACCTGACGGCGGCGAAGGTCCTGTTCCAGGTGCCGGAGCTGCCGGAGATCCTGTTTGTGCTGCAGATGTACTGGCTGCCGCAGGACCTTTTGGAAAAGCGCGTCACGGAGGACAAGATCCCCTACGACAAGTGGCATGAGCGCGGGCTGCTCCGCCTATCCGAGGGCAACAAGATCCGCTATGAGGACGTCAAGGCATGGTTTGTCGAGGTGCAGGAAGACCTCGATATTTTTATACCCTTTATCGGCTATGATGCGTGGTCGGCGTCTTACTGGACGGAAAGCATGGCGGACTACTTTGGAGCAGAGGCCATGATCCCCGTGCATCAGGGCGTGAAAACGCTTTCTGAGCCGATGAAGCGATGCGGGAACGACCTCGAATCCAAGCGCATTATTTACAACAACCACCCGATCGACAAGTGGAACCTCGCAAACACCGCCTACGACGAGGACAAAAACGGCAATATCCAGCCACACAAGACGAGCAAGTCCACGCGCCGCATTGACGGCACGGCGGCCCTGCTAGACGCCTACACGATCTACGATCAGAAGCAGGCGGAATACACCAGTATGCTCTAGGAGTGAGACAATGGGATTTTTTAAAAACCTCCTGACGAATATCACGACCACCAAGCGCGTCTCGACCGTCCAGATGGTGCAGGAGCGCGGGAATGGCTTTTACAGCTACAACGGCAAAATGTATCAGTCCGATATCGTCCGCGCCTGCATCCGGCCAAAAATCAAGGCCATCGGCAAGCTGACGGCAAAGCACATCCGGGAGACCATCACCGCCCAGACGCGGAAGATCGCCGTCAACCCGGAGCCGTATATCCGGTTCCTGCTCGAGGAACCGAACCAGTACATGACAGGCCAGCTGCTGCAGGAGAAGCTGGCCGCGCAGCTGGTTCTCAACAACAACGCCTTCGCCGTGATCCTGCGGGATGAAAACGGCCTGCCGAACGCCATCTTCCCAGTCGCGGCCATGCAGGCCGACGCCGTTTACGACGCAGGCGGGAATCTGTACCTGAAATTTTACATGCAGAACGGCAACGTCCTGACGTTTGCCTACGACGATATCATCCACCTGCGTGGGGATTTTTACGAAAACGACATCTTCGGCGACCCCATCGCCCCGGCCATCGTGCCACTCATGGAGATCGTCACCACGACGGATCAGGGCATCGTCAAGGCCATCCGGAATAGCGCCGTCATCCGCTGGCTTTTGATGTTCGCATCCTCCATGCGCGCGGAGGATATCAAGAAGCGCGCGCAGGACTTTGCCGACAGTTTCCTCAGTGTTTCCAACGGCACGGGCGTCGCGGCCGTCGACGCAAAGGCCGAGGCCAAACAGATCGACCCCAAGGACTACGTCCCGAACGCCGCCCAGATGGATAAGACCACGCAGCGCATCTATGCCCTGTTCAATACCAACCCGCACATCGTCACATCCATTGCGACAGAGGATGAGCAGAACGCCTATTTTGACGCCGAGATCGAGCCGGTTTTGAAGCAGCTGAGCGGCGAGTACACCCGCAAGCTCTTCTCCCGTCGCGAGCGTGGCTGCGGCAACCGCATCGTCTTTGAGGCGTCCGCGTGGGACTTCGCCTCGACCTCGACCAAGCTCAACCTCCTGCAGATGGTCGACCGCGGCGCGCTGACGCCGAACGAATGGCGGCGCGCATTCAACCTCGCGCCGGTAGACGGCGGGGACAAGTCGATCCGCAGGCTGGACACGCAGCCGGTCGACCGGAACACCACGCAGAAAGGAGATGAAACCGCATGAAGATCAGCATTCGCGGGCCAATCGTGTCCAGTAACCAGCACCGCTTTTATCAGTGGTACGGCATGGAGGCGACGAGCCCCAAATCCGTAGCCGACGCGCTTGCATCCGGAAACGGCGAGCGGGCCGAAGTCGAGATCAATTCCGGCGGCGGCGAGATCTTCGCCGCGAGCGAGATCTATACCGCACTGCGCAGCTACGCCGGCGGTGTCCACATCCGCATCGTCGGCCTTGCGGCCTCGGCCGCGTCCATCATCGCCATGGCGGGCGAGTCGGAAATGACGCCGACCGGCATGATGATGATCCACAACGTCCAGTCCAGCGCCGACGGCGACTACCGCCAGATGGAGCACACCGCCGGTGTCCTGCGCGACGCCAACCACGCCATTATCTCGGCCTACGTCGCCAAGACCGGCAGGCCGGAAGCGGAGATCGCCGCCATGATGGACGCAGAAACATGGATCACAGCGGAGCGGGCCGTAGAACTCGGCCTCGTTGACCGCGTGATGCAGCCGGATACCGGCCAGAAGCCGCTGGCCGCGGATTTTTATTCCGGCATGCTCAGCGAAGACGCGCTCCGGCGCGCGGAAAACTTTTTAAAAGGTCAGGCCGCAGAGCCTGATTTTTTTATGCCCGAACGGGCGCAGGCAGAAGCAAAACTGAAATTTTTAAAACTCAAAGGAGAATTGAAATGACGAAGGAAATTTACAACATCCAGCGCCAGAAGCTCATGGACGACGCCCAGAAGCTGCTGGACGAAAGCAAGACCGCAGAGGCACAGGCCAAGATGAAAGAAGTCGAGGCCCTCGACGCCAAGTTTGAGGAGGAAGCCAAGATTCAGGCAAACCTCAACGCGCTTGCGGGTCAGAAAGTCGCGGCTCCGGCTGCGGCGGCACAGTCCATCGACCTGTCCGGCACGGCAAAGACTCCGGACGTGCTCGACCGGTACGACACCGACGAGTACAAGCGGGCTTTCATGAACTACGTTTTGACCGGCAAGAAGATTCCCGCAGAGCTGACCAATGTGGACGCCAACACCAAGACAACCGACGTCGGCAGCGTCATCCCGACCACGACGATCCAGAAGATCTACGAGAAGATGGAAGCCATCGGCATGATCCTGCCGCGCGTAACACACACGTCCTACGCGGGCGGCGTCCAGGTCCCGACCAGCTCGGCCAAGCCGACGGCCTCCTGGGTCGCCGAGGGTGAGGGCTCCGACAAACAGAAGACTTCGACCGGAAAGATCGTCTTTGCGTACCACAAGCTGCGCTGCGCGATCTCCATGTCGCTGGAAGTTTCTATCATGGCGTACCCGATGTTCGAGGCACAGTTTGTCCGGAACGTCGCAAATGCGATGGTAAAGGCGAAGGAGCAGGCCATCATCAACGGCACCGGTTCCGGCCAGCCGAAGGGAATCCTTGCGGAGACAGCCCCGACCGGCCAGAACATCGACATTGCCGCCGCGACAACTGCTCTGACCTACAAGGATCTGTGCAAGGCCGAAGCTGCGCTGCCGCAGGCATATGACGGCGCGGTCTGGTTCATGTCCAAGAAGACATTCGAGACGCAGATCGTCGGCATGGTCGACAACAACGGCCAGCCCGTCGCGCGCGTCAACTACGGCATCAACGGCAAGCCCGTCAACTACATCCTCGGCCGCGAGGTCATCCTGACCGGCGACTACCTGCCGGCCTTTGCGGCGTCGGTCACGGCCGACACCGTCTTTGCCTTTATGTTCGATCCGGCGTACTACCTCTGGAACGAGAACATGGGCATGACGGTAAAGCGCTACACCGACGAGGACACCGACGACGAGGTCACAAAGGCCATCGAGATCGCCGACGGTGCGTGCGTTGACGTCAACAGCCTCGTCACGCTGACCAAGAAGAAGGCCTGACGGCGCGCGGCCAACAGGGAGGGATAACCAATGGCTTTGATCAACGTTGCAAAAACCGCCCTGCGGCTGACCACAACTGCGCTTGACGATGAGCTCGCCGACGAGGTCGACGCCTGCCTTCTGCGCCTGCATCTGGCAGGCGCGGACGGCGCGGAGGAAGACCCGCTTGTAAAGGACGCCGTCCGCGCCTACGTCCGCTGGCAGCATGATTTCTGCGGCCGGGGCGAGGAATGGAGGACCTGCTTTGCAGATATCCGCGACGCTATGGGGCTGTCCGACGATTACAGGGCAGTCCAAGCCAGCGGCGGAGCAGGAGGTGCTTGCTGTGATCTTTGACACGCAGATCACGCTGCGCCTGTTCTCCTACCCCATCGTAAACGGCCAGACGACGGAAAAGCTCGAGCGAGAAACCACCGTCTGGGCTGCCCGCAAGTCCGTAAACCGCGCCGAGTATTATCAGGCCGCGCAAGCCGGCAAGCGCACGGACGCAATTTTCCGCATGCACAGCGCGGAATACGGCGGCGAGCAGCAGATCACCTGCGGCTCGGACGTCTTTGACGTCGTCCGCAGCTACGGCGCGGAGACGGAAGAGGTAGAGCTGACCTGCAAACGGAGGGACGGCGCATGATGATCTATGAGGCGCTGGCAGACCTGGGCGTCCCGGTCTGCCACCCGCCATACAAGGGCGGAGAAGAAACCTACATCACCTATCAGTTGCTCGGACAGTCCGGCCAGATCTACGCCGAGGGTGGCGAGGCCGAGACCGGCGTGCAGTACGCCGTTTCCATCTTTGCAGAGGGCTTTGCCGCCGGGCTTTTAAAGCGCGTAAAAGCCGCGCTGGAGACAGCAGGCTACATCGCGACCGTCGACATGGAAACCTACGACAAGGAAACAGGCCGCACGCAGATAGCGCTCATCGCCGAAACGGAGGGCGCAGCCTATGGCTAACATCTCCATCACCGGTGTCGACGAGCTCATGGCCACGCTCCAGAAAGCGAATGTTTTTGATGAGGACATGCAGCAGGAGCTCCTGTACGCCGCCGGGGATATCATCGTCGAGGAGCTGCAAAATGCCGTCCGGGCGAGCGGGTTCCGCACGGAAGCCTACGCCTCCAGCGTGAAATACCGCAAAACCATCAAGCAGGACAAAAACGGAGATCCGTATATCACCATCACCGCAGTCGGCAAAAACGAGCACGGAACGCGCAGGGCGACCGTGCTTTTTGTTTTGAATTACGGCCGCGCGAAGGAGTACGGACAGATTACAGGAACTTATTTTTGGACAAAGGGCGTCAGGAACGCGCAGAAGCGCGTAAACGCGGAGCTCGAAAAGATCCTTACACAAAAGCTAAAAGAAAGGGGCCTATTGTAAATGCCTAGTTTTGACTTACGCGGCATCCGGGCGGGAAAGTATAAAAACACGTCCGGCACCGTGACCTACACAGAGCCGACAGACGTCGGCGACGCCATGAGCGCGCAGCTGGAACTCAAGTTCGCCGAGGGCCGCCTGTACGCAGAATCCAAGCTTGCCGAGTATATCAAGCTTGCCACCGGCGGCACGATCTCGCTGGCTGTCAAGTACATCAAAAAGGCCGCACAGGCCATGCTCTACGGCTGCACGTCCGACACGAGCAAGGAAAATCTGAAATTCTCGGCAAAAGACATCGCAAACTATGTCGGCGTCGGCTTTTACGCGCCGGATAAGATCGACGGCGTGACCAAATACACCTGCGTCTGGGTGCCGAAAGCGCTGTTCGGCCCGCCCTCGCTGTCCTACCAGACCAAGGGCGAGAACATCCAGTTCAACACGCCGACCACGACCGGCGAATTCCTCGCCGACGACTCCGCCGACGAGCTGCTGCTCGAAACTGAGGCCGTAGACACCGCAGAGGCCGCCGTCGCATGGATCAAGGGAAAGCTGGGTGAAACCTGATGGAGACGACCAAGATCAACACCGTCGACTATGAACTTGAGGGCCGGGTCTACCGGCTATCCTGCAACATGAACGTCCTTGCCGACGTGCAGGACGAATACGACGGCAATCTGCTGCGCGCGCTGAATACGGTGCACGGTCTCAAAAGCACGCTGGCCTTCCTGGCCGCCATGCTGACCGACGCCGCAGACACGCAGGGCATCACCGACAAAAACGGCCTTCCGCTGCGCTTTACCAGCAAGCAGCTGGGCCGGAAGCTCACCATGCACCAGACGCTCGAGGCCGGGACGCGGATCTATCCGCTGATCCAGGCCGCAGTCACGCCGCCGGAGGAAGAACTCGGTGAAAAAACGTCGGAAGACGAAAAAAACTGACACCGCCGGGGAAACCGAAGCAGCTGGGCTTTGATTTCCCCGGCTTCCTCGCAATCTGGCTCTTCCGGCTGCATCTGCCGGAGCGGGATTTCTGGAAAACCATGTCCCCGCGCCGCATAACGCTCCTGCTTGACGCGCTTGCGCCGCAAAAGCAGCCGGAGCAGCAGGAACAGCCGCAGAGCCTGTCGGCCTATCTGAACGGAGGCACCTAACATGCCGAACATCAATACAAAATTTACGCTTTCGGGCGAAAAAGAATACAAGCAGGCCATTTCCGAGATCGGCAGAGGCATGAAGGTACTGGATTCGGAAATGCGAAAAGTCACCTCGGCATACGCGCAGAACGCGGACAGCGTCGAGGCGCTGGGCGCGAAAAACGACGTGCTCGAGCGAAAGATCTTAACACAGACGGAGAAAATCGAGTATCTCAAGGCTGCGCTCCAGCAGTCCGCCGAGAAATACGGCGAGGCAGACAAGCGCACCATGCAGTGGCAGACCAGCCTCAACAACGCCGAGGCGGATCTGAACAGCCTCAACAATCAAGTCGACGAAAACAAGCAGAAGATCGCGGACTCCGGCAAGGAGATGGGCAACCTCGGCGACGTGGTGAATGGCCTGACGTCCAAGCTCGGCATCCAGCTGCCGGACAGCATGAAGTCCTCCATGAACGCCATGGGGAGCCTTGACGCGTCGTCTCTGGCGCTGGCGGGCGGCTTCGCTGCCGTCGCGGCGGCGATCGTCAAGGCAGAAAAAGCCATGATCTCCATGACAAAGGAGTCCGCCGCCTTTGCCGACAACATCATCACTCTTTCCATGCAGACCGGGCAATCGACACAGCAGCTGCAGGAGTTTGCCTATGCGTCAGAGCTGATCGACGTATCCGTCGACACCATGCAGGGAAGCCTGACAAAGCTGACCAACAACATGCAGGACACGATGAACGGCACGGGCAATGCGAAGGCATCCTTTGATGAGCTGGGCGTTTCCGTCACCAACGCCGACGGCAGTATGCGCAGTGCGAACGACGTTTTTTATGAGACGATCGACGCGCTCGGAAAGGTGAAAAACGAAACCGAGCGGGACGCAATGTCCATGGACATTTTCGGCCGCTCCGCGCAGGATCTGAATCCGCTGATCATCCAGGGATCGAAAACCCTCAAGGCCTACGCTGACGAAGCCCATAACATGGGCTACGTGCTCGACGACGAGGCGCTTTCCGCACTCGGAGCGGTCGACGACGCCTATCAGCGCCTGCAGAAGACACAGGAGGGCGTCAAAAACCAGCTGGCCGTCGAGTTCGCGCCGTACCTAGAGGAATTCTACGGCGACGCGACACAGGGCGTAAAGGATCTCGGGAAGGCGATCAAGGACTCCGGCATCGTCGACGCCTTCGGCATGCTGCTTGAGACCGTCGGCGATATCCTCAATCCAATGTCCGACCTATCCAACAACCGCGTCCCGGCGCTGACCAAGGCGCTGCAGCCGCTGGCAAAGGTCATGGCGCTCATGGCCGACGCGGCGGAGCTGCTCAAAGGCGTCATTAACTTCGGCACCGGCCACATCAGCGAGGGCTGGGGCCAGATGAAGCATGCGCTGGGCTTCGGCTACAGCAGCGGCAACGGCAACAACTACCAGAACCTGCTCGACAGCTATAACGAGCAGCAGTGGGGCCAGAGCGCGTCCGACCTCTCCAAGGCCTACGAAGAGGCCGTCGCCCGCGGCGACTCGTCGACCCTCGGTATCACCGAGGACGAATGGCGCAGGCGGTATCTGGGCGGCAACGCCGCCGGCACGGACAACTGGTCTGGCGGCTGGACGCGGGTCAACGAGAACGGCCTTGAGCGGATCTATCTCCCCTCCGGCTCACGCATCCAGACGGCCAGCGAGACTCGCTACACCTCCGGCGATACCTACAACACCACCGTCTACGTCGACCACGTCGAAGACCTCGACACCATCCTCCGCATCGCCAAAAACGCACGCATCACAACCAGAATGGGGGCGAAGTAAATGCCGGAAGTGACGATTTATGCGACAAAATCGGCATTCCTGTCCTACGAATATCCAAATCTGAATCAGCACGGGCAAGCGGTATTCACTTTTTCACATGGAGACGAATGCCTGATTGGATTTGGAAATGCTCCAGACAACGTAAAGTTCAAACGAATTTCAGAGGCAACATTGCATGTTTATGGGATATGCAATGAATACTACAGGTACGGGTATATGATGACGGCGTATCGTAATGGTGAGGACTTCGACCCAAATGCCGTTACGTGGAACACAAAGCCTGTGCTTGCTTATGGGGTTGCGGCATGGCTTTACCCCGCACAACCATCAACCCAAAAAAAACTGGATTGGGCATCAGGAAAGATTAGAGGGAATGAACGGAACGTCTACCGGTACGGAATAGAAATAAGCTATGCCAGTGCAGATGAGGTATATACAGAAAAAAGCAGCTATAAGCCGTACATAACGATTACGTATCAAGAAGATACAGTAACAGCAGAAATAAAAGATCGGGCTCCGGCCAGCGGCTACATCCCAAAAGGGAAAGACAATGTTTTTTCTTGGGGCATTACTGAAACAGGAACATGCCTGGAAGAAGTCAAGGCGACCGCCACGACCTTCCGCTGGCGCGCCGGAACATCCGGCACGATCAAAACCATAGCCTGCGGCACGGCCCAGAAAGTGACCGTCCCCGCCGGGACTTTTACCACAAACGAAATCCAGTGGTCCGTGTCCATCACGCTGAACACAGGCGCGACTGTCACAAGCGACTGGATCACGCTGTCTACAGCTGAAGCTGCTCCGACGGCCAAGCCGATCTCGCCCGTCGGTGTCGTCATCGACGCAACAACCGTCAACCGATTCAGCTGGCAGCACATCATTTCCACAGGCACGCCGCAGAGCAAGGCCGACCTGCAGTGGTCTGCCGACGGTACGACGTGGAACACCCTTGTGACCGTCGCGGGAGAAAACCAGTATTACGACGTTCCGGCGAACAAATTCACAAGCGGAACAAAATACTGGCGCGTGCGCACCTACAACACAGACGGCACGCCGTCAGAATGGAGCGACAAGGCCGAGTTTATCGCCATCAACGCCCCGTCCGCACCGTCCATCGTGATCCAGTCCACCGGCCCGCGCCCGCGCATCACCTGGCAGACCTCTGATCAGGAGGCCTATCAGCTGACGC